TTGAACATACTTGTTAGCATATTGTTTCCTTTTCCTTGGTTATTGTTTTATGGTTACGTAACTCTGGAGTTTCATTCTCTGTTATCCTACGTTCCATAACACAATTATATACTAGAACGTGTAATAAGTCAACCGCGACAAAAAGCCTTGTAGATTGGAATTAATTGTCTTTGTAATCTGGTACCGCAAAGAGATCTATACCTTCGTCTAACAATTTGTTGGTCTCTTCCTTGGTAGGTTTTCCGTAGAATTTCTGATCACGTTTGCCTTTTTGTGCTTTCCTGGCCTCCTTGGCAAAGTTTTTACCAACATCCTGGTAGTCTTTCTTTATCTTCTTGTTTAGTTTACGTAGAATCTGTTCAGCACTCTCGCCCATTACAAAGTAATCGTCTGGTATAGGTTTCTTTTTTGAAGTTTTTACTGCCGGCGCCATTATTGCTTTGTCCACTGCCGTGCTATCGCACATAGGACAGTTTATAAGTCCTTTATTCTTCTGTCTTGTGTATTCTTTACTGCTTGGAAACCAACCTTCGAACTGGTGTTCACATCTGCATCTCAATTGATATTTGATCATAATATTATTTACATTATATACTTGACTATTCAAACTGTCTACTATAATATAAAAATATGGCATTAAATGTATCAGGATATACACCAGGCAGACCTAAGAAGACTTCTATAGGCAAAAACAAGAGCAGGATCAAGATGAGCTCTATGAACAAGCACAAGAAGAGATCTTATAAAGCCTACGCAGGGCAGGGCAAGTAAATGAGTAACGCTGACCAGATAAAGGCCCTAGTGGTGGCTGTTGAAGAAAAGGACAAACACATTAGGTTGCTGTTAGGACAACAGGGCAATTACGAAGTCCAGATAGCCGAGTACAGACAGATAGTGAAAGAACTTTCAGACAAACTAAAACTGTACGAAAAGAAGTATGGCACTGTGTTCAGGCCTACTAGAAGTACCTCAAACCGAAAATAACAGCATCTTTCTTCCTGCGAAACTTTATGTGTTCGTAGTCGATTATGAACACATTCAACCTACCACCGTGCTGTTGCAATATTCTCTCTGTGTCCAATGGTCTTATGGTAATCCTGTCCTCATCAGGCAGTTTGGCTTCATACCCCCACACCATGGGCCACCAGTGCAATGGGTTGAGTGAATCGTAGTTTTCTTTCATTATCAAAATGAATATGATCGGAGTGATGGTAAATGGCTCCGCCCACCATGGTATGGCGTCTATTGTAAGCCAGTCAATGAAATGCACAAACCCTGTCCAGACCCCAATTATTGCTCCAAGTATTCCCATTATGGGCCAGAAGTCATCCTCCATATCGAGGTCATGGTCGTGATGAGAGTACATTCTGATCTTTTGTCGTTGACTCAGTTTCATATAAAGTATATAGTTGTAGATATAATTACAAACACATATTTTGTTGTAACGCTCCCAAGGAAGTTCACAGCAATAACCCCCGAAAATTTTTAGTATGGAACTTGCTATTTTAATGGCAGGTATTGTTTATGGCTTAATCATTGGCCTAATACCAGCCGCGGGAGCAACAACAGGACTTATCACACTATTTGGTGTCATGCCCTACTTTGTAGGAGACCCATACCTTGGCGTGATATTTTGCGTGGCAGTTGTCGCTTCATCAACAACCGGTGATTCATTTGCAGGTGTGCTGTTGGGCATACCAGGAGCCAACTCTGCGGCGGCCACAATGGTTGATGGATTCCCAATGGCCAAGAACGGAGAGGCGACTAGAGCATTAAGTGCCGCCATTACATCATCTACCTGTAATGGTCTGTTTTGGGGATCACTAACATTTTTATTCTTGCCGTGGTACACCAAAGTTGTGATGTATATGGGCATACCCGAACTATGGGCATTGGTACTGTTGGCATTTGTCACTGTGGGATTTGTATCAACTAGGAAATATGTTAGGAGTGTGCTTGCCATTGTGTTGGGTGTCACTATCGGACTTGTTGGAGTTGACGTGAACAACGTGCCAAGATTCACAATGGGTTGGCGATATCTCGAAGATGGTGTGCAAATACTACCTTACATGGCAGGACTTTTTGCAATACCAGAACTATGGGACGGATGGTTCAATAGGAAGAAGACCACAACGATCAAAGCAGAACACGGCAGTTGGAATGATCTCAAACAAGGAGTCAAAGATACTATCCGATGTTGGAAGGACAGTGTGAGGGGAGGCTTCATTGGATCTTTCATAGGACTATTGCCAGGCCTGGGTGGAGCAATGGCAGACTGGTTGGCATACGGTGCCACGGTTGCGGCTAATCCAAAAGAAAAGTTCGGTGTTGGCAATGTCAAAGGTGTGGTAGGCGCCGAGGGTGCCAATAACGCACAGAAGGCCTCATCGTTTATTCCAACTGTTTTGTTTGGTATCCCGGGTGCGAGTTTCGCCGCTATACTGATGGGACTCTGGCTTTACATTGGAATTGATCTAGGATCTCCAGACACATTCTACGACGAAAAATTATTTGACAGCATGACATTTGCATTCCTACTTGGGACTATAATCACCGCTGTCTTATGTTATGGACTGGCATACTTCGCTGGTTGGGTGACACGTATTCCATACGTTTACTATTTCCCTATTATACTTGGATTCATTGTATGGGCAAGCCTGCAATACACAGGTGGATGGGAAGACCTAGCGGTACTGACAGCATTCTCTATATTCGGAGTGCTGTGTAAAAAATTCCAAGTCAGTAGGCCAGCACTGCTGATTGGGTACATATTAAGTGACAGGATATACAACCTCACTTATCAACTAACATCCTTACATACAGTAGACGATCTGATCACTAGACCGATCTTCATTGGCATAATGATTTGTGTATTTGCATTATTGTATTGGGGAATAACAAAAAGGAGTCGATTAGACTATGCTTAAGAAAACAATAATTGCCTTGTTTCTAATGACAACAACGGCGTTGGCCGATTACAATTTGATCGTGCCACAAAAACCATCCGGTGGAACTTCTGTGTGGGCACAGATAGTTGTAGCGGAATGGGAGAAACACCTAGGTGAGAAGATCAATCTTATCTACAAGCCAGGTGCAAGAGATCAACTGGGACCTAATGAGTTCCAAAATGAATTGCGTTTTGATGACAAGACTATACTGGTATCACACGGTGGTAATGGTATATCATATCTGACAGAACCAGTTGATTACAATTACTTTGATTGGGAATCTGTTGGACACATGAACCTAAACATCATCGTTGGTGCTAGGAACAAAGCAGACACAGTAAATGGTCCAATACAGTTTCCGTCAGGATCTGGGATGACTCCAGAGATCATGGCGATCGTGATGTTACTTGCAGGACCAAACAACGATCCTGTCAAAACATTCGAAGACAAGATCATTTGGGTGAAAGGTATGAAGGGATCTGAGAGGAGACTTGCTTTCATCAGAGGTGATCTAAATGCGACAAGGGAAAACCCTGCCGCATACAAGAAACACGTTTTGCCTGTTATCAAGAAAGGCGATGCCTACACTTGGTTCCATCATGGATTGCTTAATGTGAAAACAGGTGGACATGACAAAGATCCAAACTTCACTGAGCCAACATTTGAAGCATTGTTTGAAAAGATGCACGGTGTTGCACCAAGTGGTGACTTCTACGATGCATACAAACTTGTAAAGAGTTGGAGAGATGCTTTGCAGAAAGCGTTCTGGGTGAACAAGGGCAACCCAAACAAGGCTAAACTTGTTGCCGCACTTGACAAGATGATCAAGGATCCAGCGTCAGTTGCCGCGATCGAGAAGAAGGTTGGCAAGTACGAATGGAGAACAGGTGAGGAAGGTGACGCCGCAGTAAGAACACTGAAGTCATTCATCACACCAGGTGCATTGAAGACACTATCTGATTTTGGAAAGAACCAGTTGGGTTACAATGCAATCTATAAGGAAGAGTTGACCAAATAATGTACCTATTGTTTACAGGGGCGCCGGGATCAAAGTGGAGTAGTGTAGTAAAGAATATCTATTGGAGTGATGACATAGATCACACAGACTATTCTGAAGAGAGAACCTACTGGCACGATGCCGACACCCCTGGACGCAAACACCTTATGCACACGGGTGCCTATTTCGATCCGGGCATGGAGTTTAGAGCGACAAGAGATAATTGGGACTTGCCTTTCTCAGGCACAGGAAAGAGGATTATAAAGTCTCATACGTTTGCACATGAATTAGATCATCTCAAAAGTCTAGGATTTCCTATCGTTATGGTTTACAGAAACGACTTTGAATGCTTGGAATGGTGGAAACTGTGTGGCGAGTTTAAAATTACATATCCAAACTACCAACACTTTGTAAATCTTGATCTTATGTGGGAACACATTCAAGCGGAGAACAAGGACACGATGCAGTTTATAAAAGATAACAAAGACAGAATTCATAAACCCAAAGACAACGTTGATCTTTGTAGGTTCCTAGAAATAAGTTTTCCCAACACTAAGGGAAGGATACATAATTACGCAGACAAGGGAATACAAGTTTATGTCTACAAGTAATTGGGAAGACGCAAAAGCAAGAAGCAACTATCACTTTAATAAATGGCACAAGGACACTGACTGTGTTGAACACCTGGGCAAGTTCACGGGCGGCTGGCAGACAGAACTACAGACTGTAATTAATGATGCCAAGCCACTCAACTGGGGCAATCGAAGGGAAGGCACAGGCAGAGAAAATGTTAATGTTGATGTAGAAGCAGAAGAGAATGATCTAAAGACAGCAGGTGCTGATCCTAAGATGACAATATACCGAGGACTCAAGGACTTTACTAAATGTCCAACCCTGCAAAGAATGACTGACTACTTTGCAATGGAATCTGTTAAATCAAAACTGCACATACAGTTTACAGGTGAGGTATTGAACATGCACATTGACAAGTTGTATGATCTCGATTCTGATCCAAATAATGTTGTCCGTATAATGGTCATGCTACAGGATTGGGAACCTGGACAGTTCCTAATGTATGGAAATGAACAGTTTGACAGATGGAGAGCAGGAGACATCCACAAATTTGATTGGCCTAACATTCCACATGCAACAGCAAACGCCAGCAACAAACCTAGGCCCATGTTGGTAATCACAGGCGTGATGACGGACAAGACCAGAGAGATACTGGCAAAGCCAATCAAGAAAAAGGTTTGACAGAATACGCATTTAATATATACTGTCAATAGATGAACAAGAAAATATTTGCAAAACTTCTAGGACACAGCCAAAATAATCTAGAGAAAATTACACAACCTTGGATCAAAGAAACATTTGGTGTGGAAGTCAAACGGTGTGACACATTAGAACAATATTCAGAAGCAATAGACGATGCCTGCCTGAATAGATACTTCTCCAAGTATTGGCAGAATGACATGAAGAAATGGAAGTACTCTGGACTTGCATTGATAGATGAAGTAAATTCGTTGAAACCAAGGGCAGTTCTTGACGTAGGTTGTGGCTACAATGAATTCAAAGGAAAGATCAATAATCTAATCGGCATAGACCCATACAACAAACTGGCAGATCATGAAGTGGGCACCTTAGAATATAAAACAGATCAGAAATTTGATGTAATTCTGTGTCTTGGCTCTGTAAACTTTGGTAGCAAAGATAAGATAATAGCAGAGGTTTCTAGATGTGTCAGTTTACTGGCAGACGGCGGCACCATGTTCTTTAGGGTGAATCCAGGAGTGCAACACGATAAACCAGAGGCAGATTGGATAGAATTTTATGCTTGGAACGTACCTTTTATAATTGAACTGTCTGAAATGTTCCAATTAAAGATTTTAGACATCAGAGACGACACAAATCAGCGAAAATACTTCATTTACCGTAAAACCAAGTAGACTTTTGCTTTAATTCTGTTATAATAATGAGTAAATACCTACAATGCAAAAACATACTAAAAGTTTATTAGAAGAATTAAGTTCAATGCCTCTTAAAAGAGACAAGGAAGAGGTAGTTGAGAGTCGTGCTTCACACATATTAGAAAGTGCCATAAGACTTATGACCTATATACGAGAAAACTTTGACCAAGACACTGCATTCAAACTAGAAAAAAAATTCAACTCTGCACTAAAAAACATGGATGCTTCTAAATTTACTAAAGGTGTTGCTAGAATTAAGGAAAACAAAGACCTTAAGCATAATGTCTTAAAAATCAAAGACGGCGAATACCAAGAGGAGTAGTGCCAAATAAAATAAAGATATCCACACATTCTCCATTTCAACCGTTAGAGGCTGTATTGGTAGGACAGGGTGTGAGCGAAGACTTCTTTGATTGGGTCAAAGACTCTAGAGTAAGAGATCCATTGAATAGAATTGTACGTGAAACAAAGGAAGATCTTGAAAAGGTCAAAGACATCTGTACACAATTTGGGGCAGAAGTTTTCCAAGCAAACCCATTGACATACGATGCATCTTTACTCGAAAACAAACAAGCCATTCCTGTGCCACCTATACAGCCAAGAGATGTGCACCTTACCCTTGATGACAAAGTATATTGCACGTCAACACAGCAGGTATGGAATTATATTCATGACATAGTTGATGAAGACTGTGTGATTAATTTATTTGATATAGCATACAGAGACGGGAGGCAATTCAAGGGAGGCGACATGATCAACGGTGCCTGTTGTTACAAGATAGGAAACAGAATTATTATCCCTCAGATGGTAGATGAAGATATGAAAAAATTTGGCGTGGAGTTTTTTACCAACAAAGGGTATGAGGTCCTCGAAACCAAGGATCCTGGCCATTCTGATGGTTGCATGTCGGTATTGAAGCCAGGTGTTTTAGTGTCAATAACCGATGTAATGAACTACAGCAAAACTTTCCCAGGGTGGGAGGTTCTGAGTATCAAGGATCAAGGATGGAATCAGGTCAAGGGTTGGCTAGATTTCAAACATCAAAGCAAAGGCAGGTGGTGGGTAGAGGGAGAAGAATCCAACGAGTACCTTACTAAATTTATAGAAACATGGCTAGGCCACTGGGTAGGCCTAGTAGAAGAAACAGTTTTTGATGTAAACATGTTCAGCCTATCGGAAGACACAGTGATGGTCAACAATTACAATAAGGAAGTATTTGAATTTTTAAAGAAACATAAAATCGAACCTGTGATATGCCCTATTAGGCACAGATATTTTTGGGATGGTGGACTACACTGTTTTACTTTAGATCTGAGACGTAAGGGATCGAAAGAGGATTATTTCAGATGAGAGATAGCGGGCCTAAACTTGTAGGACTAGCAGGTTCAAATGTGGCATACATAGGAATGGTTTGTACTGACACGCTAGGTGATCCGGCACAAACTTATCATAACCAGTTGGCAGGATGGGATCCAAATGCATTAGCAAGTTTCACCTACGTTCATGATTTAGATGACACAGACAGAGACATTAAGATTTCATTCGATGACAAGCAGGAAATAATAGTTTTGAACTGGCAAGTCAAATTCCGTATCAAAGCACAAACAGAATCAGACAAGTCCAAGGGAGATGCATGGACTAAGGAACAACAAAAGTTGTGGCAGTCCTATGGGCAAGATTGGGAGATAAGATCTGTTCTACGTTGGACGCACACAGTCTGTAACGATGCGAGACTTCGATCAAATTATGACAACATTGGCTTGAGATTCAGAGGCGAAAGTCTTTACGAAGGTTATGATAGTGCTTCTAAAGAGTTCAAAAAAATTGGGGCAGAATATCCAAGAACTGCATATGACACGTGGCGTGAGAGTCAAATCGACATTCTTAAATTTTTAGAGCTCATGGAACAAGCGACTACGCTGGCACAGGTAAAAAAACTTGATAACAATGTGTTAAAAGGAATAGCATTAGGCGTTTATGCAAAGAAACACGGTATCAGTGAAGAAGATGTATGGCATCTATACATTAAATAAGGGTATGCTAATAGAAGATATATTAACAGAATTTAAGAGAACACACCTTGAACACATAGAGGACATTGTGATTACGGATGGATACAAAGGTGGCCAAGCCGTGCTAGAATATTTCAAAGGACTATTACTTACTTTAAAAGGTACAAGTTCAGAAGCAATGAGTGTGTCTGTGAAGTGGGATGGTGCCCCTGCTGTAGTATGTGGTATTAATCCAGACAACGGTAAATTCTTTGTCGGCACAAAGTCAGTATTCAACCCAGGCACTCCAAAAATAAATTATACAAAGAAAGATATTGCAAATAATCACGGCACAGAAGAACTTGGACAAAAACTATTAAAGTGTTTAGTACATCTAAAAAAACTAAACATAGAAGGAGTTGTACAAGGAGATCTACTCTACACAGATGACGATATTATTAGAAAGAACATAGACGGCAAACCACATTTAACATTTACTCCTAACACAATTACATACGCAGTACCAGAAGCAAGTGACTTGGGAAAACAAATTGACGTTGCCAAAGTAGGCATCATATTTCATACAACATATGTGGGTGATTCATTGGCTGACATGAATGCACAAGGAGGAGCAGATATAAGTTCTTTCGCCAAAAATAATGATGTGTTCTTTGACAATGCCACTTACAAGGACGTGTCTGGTAGTGCCAAGTTCACAGATGCTGAAACAAAACAATTCTACAATGGGATAGAGAAGTTAGAAGGATTATTAAACAATGTTCCACAGAATCTATCCAGTGTATTGGGGCAGAATCAAGACTTCATACCTATGTTTCAAATATACATTAACTCAATGGTTAAACAGGGTCAGTTGCCAAGCAACGTGAATCAATTCTTGCAAGGCTTCAAAAAGTTCTACGCAGACAGAATGCAACAACAAATGGCTGGACTCAAGGCACAAAAGGCCTTACAGTTGAGGCAGGACAAGATGAAACAGATGCCAGTTTTCCTTAACAGGGCCAAGAAACCTCTACAGGCCATGCTCACTTTTTACAAGGCAGTTCAAACAATGAAATCATTTGTGCTGAAGAAAATGAACCAAGCACAGGCTATAGGCTCATTCCAACAGACAGATGGCGGACTAGAAGTCACAGAGCCAGAAGGATTCGTTGCAGTTGACAGGTCTGGCAATGCTGTGAAGTTAGTGGATAGATTAGGATTCTCAAGACGTAACTTGACCGGCATCAGCAAATTCAAGAAATAGTTTAAGTGTCTCGTTGATTTGTAGACTTAATTTTTCTTTATTAAAGAAATGATCAAAGTTGTATTTCCGTAAAGCCTGGCTTTGCAAATACATATCTCTCCATGGAGCATCACGTAATCTATCACAAACATCAACAATAGTGTTTATTCTTACATCAGGATCTCTGTCTAGGTCATATACTTCTTCGAAGTAGTTGTTAAAGGTTTTGAATCCCATTTCTTTTAACTTCTGGAGGTACAAATAATTGCCATGCACTATGAACATTTGTTGTGCTATTATTGGCTTCCATATTTTCTCAGTCATAAAAATTTCACTAGCGTTGTCATTTGTTTCAGAAACTATACTACACCAGGAATCGTTATATGGTTTTTCATAGATGTCTTGATCCATTCCATACTGTGGATAATCTTGTGCCCATGGTAATTCATATTCTTTTGGCAGTTTCCTTGCAGGCCAATTTGTATACAAACTGTTTTCTAATATGCCTTGTTTCTCTAGATTATGCAACAACTTTGCCCTGTGAGGCCTATTCATTTTATTCAAGTATAGATAATCAAACTTTTTGTTAGAATGGTCAAACTTAAAAGTATTGTTTTTGTGTTTGTTAAACATGTAGAACCAAAACCAAGACACTCCGCCCGACCATATAAACTCATCTGTTTGTTGCGGGTACAAGTTCAATTTTCCAATATTTTCTATTGACTCCCATGGTGTGGACAGTATGAATTTGAAACCTTGAGAATGTAATAGTTTCTTCCGTCTTTCAAGTTCATCCCTGTACTCTTGGCTATGTGATGGATGCTGTTTTCCGATCTTTGACCTATCTATTATGGCAATCTTCCTATCATATGAATCGAGATCGTAACCTGGCAACATGTAATACTCTGAACAGCAATCGAATGATTGGGTTTCTAGACTGTGCATACCAATGAATTCATTGTAAAGGTCATTATGACCTGTTTTCATTAAGTCTGTGAGAATAAAGTTTCGTTGCATATGCACAATAAATACCAGTATGTTAACACCATTTTTAAAGTATGTATCTGAGGGCAAAGTTATTAGACGACATAGTGACTTACAAAGATACACTTTCCCTGAAGTCACAGAAAGAATATATCTCAGTTTTCTAGCACTAGCACTGATGAGTCAGAACAAAGAAACAATGAGGTTTGTTAGGGCCTACGCCGACCAGACCATGGCCAAAGGCACGTTCGACCAGGTAAGGATGATCAACAATGATCTAGCAAACATGTTGGCTATTGTATCAGGAGATCCTGAGATTACCAAGAAACTTAAAAACAAAAATCAAGCACAGGCCATGAGACAAAGACAGCCTGTACCAGTCATGGCATTGAGAAGATATATGAGAAGTTGGCGTGATCATTACAGCAACCTGACACAACTGGAGAGGGCATTAAACATCAGAGACGCTAATTTAAAGAATATCAGACGTTCTGTAGCAAACTACGATAAATTGAATTCAAGGGCAAAGATGCAGACGTTACACAGATTGCAACAGCAACTACAATCTAAACTGCCCAACACAGACTTACTAAAAAAATTTAAGGAGTTATAATGGAAAAGCAAAAAGAGAAATGTCATAGATGTGCCTGCAAACCTCACTGCAACAAAGAATGTAGCAACTGTGGAAACTGCGACACCTGTGACTGCAATGAATGTCTTCAGAGGTTCGCAGTCGATGGATAATTTGATCAAATACATTTGTGAGAAATGCGGCTGTGAACAGCACTGCAGAAGTTCCTGTACAGAATGTAGGGATTGTCCAGATTGTGATTGTAGAGAATGCCATGTTAGCAGAAAATAGTTTTTGGGTCTGGTATCTAAATCACACAGAACCAACTTTCTTAGAAGACGGTGGCAACGGACAAGCAAATCAGAGAGATAACAGTCTGAAGCAAGTCAGCAGATGGCGTAACGCAATAGACGTGGGCGCCAACGTTGGAGAATGGACCAGACCTCTGGCAAAAAAATTCCAGCAAGTAATATGTTTCGAACCAAATCCAAACTTCAGGAAGTGCTTCAAAAAGAACATAGATGAAGATAATGTAATTCTACATCCATATGCTTTGAGCTCACATTCTCACACAGCAGAACAAGGATCAAATCATACACATTTAAACTTCACGGTGGGCGACACAGATCCACGTAAGGGATCAATAGAATGCAGGCCTCTAGATATGTTTAACTTGAAACAAGTTGACTATATTAAGATAGATGTAGATGGCTTTGAAGTGCCTGTGTTACTTGGAGCACAAAAAACTTTACAGAATAACAATGCTGTAATAAACATTGAAATGAAACAGACTAAAAGGCCCGGAATAGTAAAAGAAGCACGTAAAATACTAAGATATCTTGGCTACCGTTTGCATAATAAGGTCAGAAGTGACGAAGTATGGCTAAAATCGTAATATTACAGCATAATTTACCAAAATAACCTATAAATACTTACAACTTGATTCCTGAGCGGGATCAAAGTCATTTAATCAGAAAAAAGGAGGATTAAAAATGGCAATTAGTGAAAACAACACTACATTCGTGGCGGGAACACAATCTTTTCTAGGAAAAGAACTTGAGTTCATCACGATTGATGCAGGTGAGGAGTTAGCGAATCACTTGTTGAAAAACGAAACAGCAAACGCAATCGAAAACACAGTTAGACAATACGGTAACATCGTAGGTTCTGGCCCATTATTCGATACGAATGCTTCAAGAACATACATCGTAGAAGGTACAGACATGTTCGTTGGTGCACCAGCATCAGCAGGCGGTGCCTTTACTTTTACTGAATCAGGTGCAGACGGTTCGTCAGTAGGAACACTTACTGCGGCACTGAAGGCATTAGGAACAGTAGACGGTATTGACTTAAACGATTCAGGCACTACAGCCAAGATCGAAAACTTAGAAATATAACAGGATAGGAGAATAAAATTATGCCAATTTCAAGAAATAACTTTACATCTTTACCTGTTGCGGCAGAGCAAGAGGGAGTTGATGTATCATTCTTTACAGTAGACTTCATCAATGCAATGAACTCAGAGACAGGTGATCCACAAGCGGATTCAACTGCGGCTGGTTTAGCACTAGTACAAGCGGCTATCATGGACCTAGGAATCAACATCCTAGCAACTGGCCCGTTAGGAAACTCAAACACAGAACTTACTTACATGGTGAGAACTGACAGTTTGGATGTTGCTAACCACATCACTGGGAACGTGATCAGAGATGCCATCAGAGCGGTTGACACAAACGGAAGAGCGGCAGGTGCCACTCCAAGAAACACTGCCAACTTCTCGGCGGCGACAGTAACGGCTAAAGACGTTTACATCGCTGTTTAATAGTATAGCATAGGAGGAAAAGCAAATGCCAATAACTAAAAACAACTTCACCCATGTTACTAACACAGAACTAGAAGGTGTAGAAACATCTACTTTTATTGTGGACTTCGTCAACTCAATGGCGGCAGAAACAGGTGACTTGTCAACAGGATCTGCAACAGCAGGTCTAGAGGCGACAAGAGCTGTGATCTCACAGTTCATCAACATCCTTGCAGAAGGACCGTTGCATGAAAGTAACAAACAAAAAACTTACCAGGTAAGAACAGACAGCCTAGGTACTTTAATCTCGGCTGGTACGTTACAGACTGCCATCAGAGCATTAAACGGTGCAGGAAATGTGACAGCCACTATTTCAAGTGCGACAGTTACAGCGACTGACCTTGGTATCGATACTGCTAACGCAATATAATAACTGAGTAAGAAAATTACCAAAGGGCGGATCTATTTTTAGGTTCGCCCTTTTTTTATGAGTAAATAATCGCATGCCTACACATCTAGACGAAGCAATAAAAGTAATTCTTGGGCCTGATTCCAAGTTGCGAGACAAGACACCTCGTATCTATGCCATGCCCAAACAAGAACACATGCCAAAGCAGTTCACGAATCTTAAACGTATGAGATTTTTGAATCACGATGTCAGTGCAGGCAGGAACATTAAGAGATGGTTATGGAGGGATTACCATCCAGAGATAATATTACAAGAACCACCGTTTGACAAGCACGAGGACCAAAGTGAAATTTTCACTTTGATCAGGAAACCGGACGAGCGTTGGTGGTCGGGAATAAAGGACATGTTCTATTTCTTGCCATGGTACACTTGGTGGACGAACGAAAAAATAATGGCACAATGGCCACACTTTACAAGAAGCACTCTAAGGCTACATGATGTAATGGATGAGGTCAAACCTCAATACCTTATAAAGTGTGATGACGGACTGAATGATAGAGTGATCAAGTTTGCAAAAGAGCATGGATTACTTTGCTATGGCAACATTCCACACGAGAAGGCACTAAGGCACACCAAACCAGACATCAAGAAGTTGGAAGACAACGGCGTAAGAGAACTCAGGGCATGGCTGAGAAAAAATCCTGACAGGCAAAAAGAGTTGGACGAATATCTCGAACCAGACTGGCAGTACTGGGAACAAGTCGAGTACCAAGACTAATGCACGAATACAGAATACACACCTTAGTGGACATCACGGACAACGGCAATCTAAAACAGCAGTTCCCATTCAAGACCAAAGCAGGCAACGATATACACGATAAGCACACTCTAGCCGTTGCTAGAAATCAAAACAGTAATTTTGCAACCATGTTACAACTGCTACAGATGAGGGGTAACATCACATGGGAACAGTCACCGCAGATATTAGAACTCCCGGACCTAGGTAATCATAAGTTTGGATCCTACTACGAAGGTAAACACAAGACATGGCACTTCCAGTTCTTTACAGAGCAGTCAGGTGTTTATGGAGAAATGCCGTTTGATCCGACCTATAACCTAATGGAGGACTTCAGTCTAGTGCCAGTGATTGCTGAGTGCAAGAACACTGCACACTTACCGTTGCACACTTTCGTGACAAAAGAAATGGAAGGATCTGATCGACAGAAAATTATCGGTGCTTTGGCCGGCGGAGTCATAAACACGTACTTTTCGTATGCCGGGCCCATCGATAAATAACAGTACATTTAGGCACATTTAAAAACTTACAAAGGCTCATTTAGGCAATGCTACAGGCACAGTTCCAGGCTATAACGGCAGAGATCAGAGAGATCAAACAGGAATTAAGAGAATACATAATATTAATGAGTACAACAGAATTAGAAAAACAAAACCTTGAAGCACACGTTGACCTTTGCTCGGAAAGATATAAAGGGTTACACGATAGATTGAGTGCGATAGAACTTCGTCTAGGCAAAATGAACGAAGAGATGACACAAGGTCACAAGTCACAGACAAAGACAATCATAGCAACAGCAGGCACAGTGGTTGCAGGTTTACTATCAACAGTGGTAGTGATCCTAATGAAAATGCCAGGCTAAAAATTACCAATTAATGTTCATACAAATAGCACCAAAAGTCAAGGTCTATGTTTCAGACAAAGATGTTGAATTTATACAAGCACATGCACTAGAGTCGTTCAGAAGTGATCAACTTTCTCCCGACGACGTGGACAGGGCCAAACGTCTGGCAGACAAGGCAGTGTTCGTGCGTAAGAAACTTGATACCCATATGCAATATGCTTTAAATAGAAAGATAAGGTTTGTTGTGAATGATAGGAAAAAATAAATCAGAACTGGTAAAACAGATTGAGGCTTATGGCCTTAAAAGTAAACTTGCGGAATTGGCGCACAAGGAACAAGCACGTAGACCATTCCGACATCTTCCAAAGCAGTTCAGCAAAGGCATCTTAATAGGAAACATAGCAATCGTACCAAGGAAGTGGTCAGGGACAAGATATGTTTATGTAATTGCGGACATGATGGAAGCATCTGTCATATATGATGATATTAATTTAAAACAAACAGCCATATTGGTTGCACATCATTTGGCAGATGGAAAAAATGTACCCTCTAATCTTCTGGAGTTAGATACAAAGTTTGCATCACAACTATTTGACATACAGAACGCCAAACGTATGATAAAGGAAGCACAGAAAAGCAAGGATGAACTATCTGAGGACGTGTATTGGGATAGATTAGATGTCGCTAACCGCCTAGCGGACGAATGTAAAGGCAACATACAGCAGATATTTGGTGACACGTTCGGAGCATAGATAATAAATAAACACAGTATGAAGAGCATAGACCTTACAAAACCCATTACTACAGAATCTTTACTTAAAGAATTTGAATCAAGGTTCAATATGACCATGGATCTATCATCTTTCAACGAAGAAGAATTACAAGACTATGCTAATCATGTAAGAACAAAGATACACGAAATTACACAAAACACACACTTCGGTCAAGAACTTAAAGATGACAGTTATCAAAAAAGCCAAATGATGTTAGACATCATTAATCAAGCGATACAAGAGAGAAAACTTGCAGAATATGGTGGTAGCATGACAAACGATCCTGAAGTGAAAGGTGGCAAAACGGCACTTTCGGCAAAAACAAAACTAGACAAAGGTCAGTCATTAGACCAAGACGAGAAGAAACAAGTTAGTAAAATGTTACAAAGAGAAGGCGTAGAAGAGCAATCAGAATTAATTTTAGCGGCCAAAGACATGATGGATAAAGTAACATCATTCTTAGAAGATCTAGCATCAATGAAGACAGAAGGTATGCTGGAACTAGCAGACAGAATCAGAGATGAAATGGGTGCTGATAAATCAGACGCATTCCTACAAAAAATCCAACCAGCGATTGAACAGGCGGAGGCGACTTTAACGACAACTAGACAAGAACTAGACAACGGTGTAAGAATATTGACCGGAGAAGAAGTTGCTTCAGAACCCATGGGCGCCGATGACACGATGGACATGGACACAGATCTAGAC